CCATATGCAAAGGATTTCAGAGAAACCCAATACAAAGGAATGCTGCTCATCAGCAGTGTTGAGAAATGTCCATTTACGCATTCTACCACCAACCCATAGCCCGACCGAAGGCTTGTGTTGCACACGCTATTAGGCTAACTATGAAGAAAAGCCCGGTTAGAATACCTGCTTGTTTAGCCTTCGAACATGGCAGGAAGCTACCATTGAGACTGCCGTAGAGTGAACCCTCTAACTTGGCAATAATGCGGTCATGTTTTCTAACCGTGCCATTCAGTGTGATTAACTGTTTTTTAATTTCCTTGACATCCTCCTGTGTCACATTTCCTTGTTCGGCTACGATTATCAATAACTCCCGATCAGTCTTGGGTTGGAAATTTACTCCTGGCATAATAACCTCCTTACTCTGTATCTTTCTCAGGTTTAATTTCCTCTAACTGTCCTGTGGCAGGATTGAACTTAGCATTGTATTTAAGCTCTAGTAAACTGATATACCCCTTCTGTGCTGCTATTGTCCTTTGAAACTCCGCTTGGGCTGCCTTGATTATGTTGTTCAAGACATTTAACGCTAATACCTCTTCCTGTGTTATTTCTATCATATATCCTCCTTATAATGATTGCTCTGCACCTACACTATAGAAATTAGCTACATCATTTAGGTTGTTATAGGTTGTCTTTATCCAACCTGCACTTCGGGCTGTGTTGGAGATGCGAACTTCATCTATGAGTCCGTTTGCCCAGTGAGCTCCCCATGTTGTCCCTATTTTAAGAGAATCAGTATCATCTATATCACCCCATCCACTCAGATTGAAAGTTGTATCAGGTACTGCGTTCAAGTAGGCTCGGAGAGTGTTACTGTCTCTGGCTAAAACAAGGAGAGTCTGCTCACCTGCAGAGATTGTACCAGTCGTTTTTATCTCTCTGGGGGTATATGCATTATCATCTACTATTCCACCAACTTGTCCTGTGTTCCATACATACATAGTCCAGCCCACACCATTGTAGACTGTATCTTTTGCCAGAACAGCCCACCCAGTAATCGCCGTAGGCTTGAAATATGCCATTACTGTGAAATCCTGAGTGGGGAATTTTATACTGGGTGCATCAGCTATTTCCACGTAATCATTTTCCCCATCAAAGTTCTGTGCCTTGCCTACTTGTCCAGCAGCTTCTACTGGCTCATTGGCTGCCTTCTTAGTGCCATTATTTCCATTACTTGTTGAGTCCTTGATATGGGAAGTATCGGGGTCATCGTTCATGTGACTCACTAGCTTGAAGTTACTATTCCAAGTCAAGGCATCATTAACCTCAGTACCATTAGCATTGCCATAGCACAACCTTAAAACAGTATCAATATCATGTGAGAGAATAGGAACTCTTGTGTGAAGCTCCATCGTGTGCCCTGTAGTATCAATAGACACTAATTCCCTTCTTAACTTTCTTCCACTAGCGGGCAGGCACACCACAACATCTGCACCAGTAGCTAGAGCGTGAGTCCAGAAGCCAGCAGGCATATCGTGCTCATTGATATAAACAGGAAAGTCAGTCTGGTTCTCCGTATCTACCTTAGTATGGTCTATGGTCAAGTCCACATAATAACTCCAGCCTGAAGGCAGGCAAGGATAAATATGTATACATTTAGCTGGGTTTACCTTTGTACTCATATCATTTTCTCCTTATGTTGCACAAAGCATTATGTTGTAAGTCACTCCGTTAATTCTAACAGGTAGTTTGTGAGAGAATTTAGTTTCATCTACCTCAACAACCACGACTTCCTCAGAGCTAATCGCTAATGCCCTATGCCCTGCGGATAGTTCATATCCACCTAGTGATACTTGGTCAGCCACAGCAGCAGAATCTATTGAAGTAGGAAACATTAAATTATAATTAAACTCCACCCTTCGGGTATCGGTAGTTGGGGTCGTGTGAGTAGCCTCTGAATATAGCTTAATAAATGTAGCTCCGTCTAATTTAAATGCTATGGACTCCTCAGTTCCATCAACAGGAGCTTCGGTAACGGCCATGTCAACCAAAGTAACCGCTCCACTGTCATCATCTATGTCTAGTGTTCCAGCGTAGAGGTTGGCTGCCATAGTCACATCCCCACCAGCAGTAAAAGCAGGGAAAGTCAAAGCACTAGCAGCAGTTACAACTCCAGATATATCAGGAGCAGAGAGCTTCACTCCTGTAGATTGCCATGCAGCAGCCGCAGCACCAGTAGCCACCAATACCTCTCCAGCAGTTAAGGCAGCAAGGTCAAGTAAATTAAGCTCAGAAGCGGTGGCGGATAGCACTACAGCTTCGTTTAGTTTGGGAGAGGTTAGGGTTTTATTGGTAAGAGTTTGAGTTAAAGTAGTTCCTACGATAGCTCCTGCTCCTACACCATGAATGCCCGTGGTCAGACCTTTATGCGTAGTAAGTGTAGAAGGCTCGCCATCCAATCCAGCCAAGCTTATCTCATCGCCTCCACCATTTTGATGGCTTGCTGCGTGTACGCTAGGATAAGCACCAAGGAAGTTGATAGGATACCATTTAGATGCAGTATCATCGTAAATAAGGATAACGATTTTATATATATCATCTAAGGTAATATCAACGCCACAATAAATATTGCCTGTATTATGCTTGACAACCACAGTCCGAGCCGCATCCGCAGCTTGTATGTAAATAACATCACCATCAGAGCCTCCGTTAATGGTATCAAGGTCGTCTGATGGGTCATCACCCTGTGTGTCGATAGTATGATAAGATTTAGTCTTAGTAACCACGCCAGCAGCAATGGTCAATTCCACAGGAGCGCCCAAGCCAACAACGGTCTTCAAGTAATTCTGGTTATCTCTAACATATAAATTCAGGTCCGCCGAGGTCAATACTTCAGCAGCCCATGTTTTGGGGTTCGTCCAGGCCATAATATACCTCCTATCCTATTAGCTTATCTCCGTCTATTTCATCAACGTCTATCACAAAGTAACCAACAACTTCCTCGTCTCGTTGTCCTGTGAGCAACCAGTTGCATATTGGTATTTGAACCGTGGCATAATCCTTAATGGCTATCTTGTCTATGAAGAAATCGGTACTGGCCAGTCCTAAGTTATCGCATATAACAGAGATAACATCCGAAATCTCACGAGTAAATATCTGCGTTGCCAGAGCGTTATTCTTACCCTGAATTGTGACATTCAATACCGGGACAGGTTCTTTATATCGGGCAAGGCAGGCGTTAGCAATCATTGTCATTTCCTCTTCACTGGCTCCTTGCGGCCAAGTTAAGTTCATTACACGGCGACCATACTTTGCGATAGAAGTGTCATCTGTGACTCTAACCGTTAAGGTACTATAATTTACCTCTTCATGCGTAATACGTTCGCCAGTTTTATATCTATATTTTATCTTGAACTTAACCACACAATGCCAAGGCCCTGTATTGCATACTTTAACAACACAATGATTCGAATCTGACTCCTCAATAGCACAAGTGTAATCATAGTAAGGCCACGTTTCATAGGTCTCCCAATTGACCCCATAAGCACTAACTCCAAATAAGACCCATGTAAGAGCATTATATTCAGCTGTATAGGTTCTGAGAGCACACTCTGAATACCGCATCTGTATGCTTGACTCCCACCATTTCCATTCATAAGTTGGGTCTTCGTCTACAACGGTTTCAGTATTGCTTATGCCTATCTCCGCCCTTACGTCATTGTATATTTCCCTATCACTTAACTCGTAAATGATTTTGGCCATAGTGTCGTCAATGGTATAATCACTCATCTGTGAAACCTCGATTCGTAAGTGGCATCGCCTGATTTTGAGACATAAAATCTTCCACTGTTCATTACTTCTATATTGCGAATAGCCTCCAATGAGACTTTATTTGCTACTATTGTGCGGTCGCCAGTCAGAGCAGTTTCTAAGATTAAATAGGGTTTATATGTTGGATGATTTGCTGAAGCAAGGAGGATTCTTTCGTTACCCAAAGGGGCTATGCCATCAATCTCCTTTTTAGTTCTCAAGCAAAACTTGGTAAAGCCACTCGGATTAAAACAACCTAACTGCGATGCTGGAATATCTATACTATTCCAATCATCCACAACAACATCAGCTGATAGAATATGGCCATAATCACCCGAATAGTGGGTTTTATCATAATCACCTGCCACAAGTGGCTTGTGAGGTACAGAATTAGTCCCCATCTGTATGTGGAGATACTCACCTACTGGCATGTAATTCGCTCCGCAATAAAAATAGAGTTTAGCTCTCTTAACTAGATACTTGGTTGGTAGAAAAGAGGTATCAAAGAAAAGTATTACCCTCCAGATATAATATTGGCCAAATGCTAAGAAATCCCCACACCATACATCCTCTCCCGAGGTAGTCACCCACAGTGCATCAGTAGCAGTCCAAACTGTATTAAAATTGTTACCATCGTTACGCAAATATCCATCGTCAGTATTGCCTATAATCTTCATAACTCACCTATGAAATCTTGATTCATACACGGCATTTCCAGTCTTTGAAATGTAGAATCGTCCAGTATTCATCATCTCTAAATTACGGATTAGCTCTAGGGAAACTTTCTTGGCTACCATGGTAGAATCGCCAGGAGGCATAACTATATGTGTAATTGGAATATCAAGTTCATAAACCTTGTCCGTAGTATAGTCACAATGCCAAATGGTGTTTGTATTTCCACCTATGCCAGAAGGATTAATCCCTGGAGAGGCTGCCTCCCAAATATCTGATAGGTCTGTGGTGGACAGTTCATAAACCTTATCCAGACCATAATCACAGTGCCAGATAGTAGTTGCGTCGCCACCTATGCCAGTAGGGTACTCTCCTAGAGAAGCTGCCGACCTAATTATTGATAAATCTGTGGTGGACAGTTCATAAACTTTGTTTTTATTTTGGTCACAGTGCCATACAGTATTTGTATCTCCACCCATGCCAGAAGGGTGACTCCCTGGAGAGGCTGTCCACCTGATTTTTGACAAGTCCGTAGTAGATAACTCATAAACACAGTCTGTGTAATAATCACAATGCCAAATAGTATTAGCATTTCCACCCATGCCAGAAGGCCAATGAGTTGGCGGATAAGCTACCTCCCTAATTTTTGACAAATCTGCGGTAGATAACTCATAAACCCTGCCATTATTGTAGTCGCAATACCAGATAGCATTAGCAGCCCCACCTATACCATAAGGACTACCCGATGGAGAAGCTGCTTCCCTGATTATATCGCCAAAAGCCACTTTACCTCACCTTTTCAGGCTTTCTCTCTATTACACCTACCAACCCCAGCTTATGAGCCTCTTTTGCAATTTGGTTCATATCCATATCCTTAAATCTTTGAAGTGGAATCTTCTTTTCCTTCATATGCTCCCGCATGAGATACTCACTTTTCACAGCATAGAGCGTGGGCATATTAGCTTCTATAGCCTCATTTATGGCATCCTTACCTTCCAGGATGGTTATTCCCTGAACGCCTCGTAAAGAAGACAAGTCTCTATTATCTTCTACCAGCCTGATTTCCAATGCAGGTTCTCTCTCAGTGTTTTGCCAACCATAGCACTGGAGCTTTGGGTCTCTGGGATTGATATTTCCTGCTCTCTTACCTGTCTTCGAATTCCACTCAATAAGTAGTGCTCTCATATTTACCTCCTTATTACCTCATTAAATATCACTATTAAAACTCCACCGTAGTAGGATACTTTATAATAGAGCTACCATCTATATCGATAGCACGTTTATCTTCTGGCCAGCCAGTAGCGCTTAATACACTGCCAATAGCCTCGCCATCGTTCATCTTTGTAGTATCCGTTTTATCCTGACTAACCATATTCCTCGCCAGTAAATCCATACCGTCCGTGCAATATAAATAGGCTTCCTGAACGTTCAAGTCTGGATTAACTCTTATCCTGGAGATAAACCCAGTATAAATGGTCAAAGCACCTCCGCCATCAATGGCAGCCTGGACTCTTACAGGCAACCAGGGTCTAATCTTCCCAAATAAAGGGCCATCGGCATACGCAGGAGAGAACCGCTTGTCCGTATTATACAGAACGACGTCTAGTGTCCCAGCTTGATTATTGCCTTGCTCCTGGTTCTTACCTCTGTCGATATAATGGCTTTTAACGTAATTAGTGATATCATCAATAGCCTCAGAGAAATCAGGTGTGGCAGTCCAATCAGTAGCGTCCCAATCTACATGGACAGTATAGGCAATAACAACTGGACTCACGGTGCACTACTCCCCGGGAAGTACCCTAATGTATTAATGCCTGCAAAACTAGTCCGGCGTATATCCTGATTAAAGATGTCTTTCATGGTTCGCACAAATTCTCTAAGAGACGATTCATCACCTAGATAGCTTCCCACGTTTATGTTAACTGTAGTGCCACCCATGGCTTCACCATGCAACCCGCTGACTAATTCACCGCCATGAGCGAGTATTGGTACAGGCTGCCCGATCGGTCCAGGAACGATACCGCCAAATTGAGCCTTGGGTAATTCCATTGAACCCATGAATAAATCCATTATGTCAGGAAGAACTGATAGAAGACCTAATAATGGATGGAGGGCACCTACCCACTTAGGCATCCTCTCCCACCATGCTTCCTCACCCATGAGCTTTTGAAAACCACCTAAAGCCCCTGCTGCTACTCCAATACTTCCTGCTAACAAAAGCCATCCTTTTGGCCCTGATAGTGCGTGCATAACAAATAGTGCACTGCTAATAGCCCTAATTGCATTGACGAATGCAGCTAAACCCAGCATTAACGCACCGCCAACCACAAGTATTCCAGCTAAAGTTAGAAGTCCCTCTGCCAACTTGGGATGTTCAGCTGTCCAAGCCTTCATATTCTTAATAATCTCCATCGCCCTTTCAATATACTTCTCCAAGGTTGGAAGGACATCATCAATAAATGCTGCTACTAAGCCAGCTAGGACAGTCTTTAGTTTAGTTATAGAATCTTGGAAATGTTCACATTCCGCTGCGGCTTCTTCATCAAATACAACACCTAGGTCGTGTGCCTCTTGCCTCATAGCAGCGATGCCCTCTTTCCCAGCAGCCAGCATTGGTAATAAATCGGTACCAGCCCTACCAAAGAAATCCTGTGCCAAAGCTGACCTCATCGTAGCGTCTTCTAACTCGGCTAAGGCTTCTGCTATAGCCCAGAATTGCTCCTCCGGAGCCATCGCAGCAACTTCATCAACGGACAATCCAAGTTTGTCAAAAGACCTGACATAAGTCTCTAGTCCATCTTTGGCATCCTCAACAGTGGAAGCCATCCGCTTAACGCCCTTCTCAAAACTTTGGATACTACTTCCCGAAAGTTTAGTAGCATGACGCAACTCTGATAGACTCTCAGTGCTAAAGCCAGTTCGTTTAGCCATCTTAGCAACTTCATCACCGGCCTTAGTATAGGAATCAGCCATCTTCCATATACCTGCCATGATAGCAGCGCCAGCAGCCACCATTATCGCGCCAGTCTTTGCCATCTGCTTCCCCATAGAGTCCATTGACCTCTCCACACCCTTCATCTTGGCACTGGCTTTGTCTTCGGCGCTTATTTCTATCTTGGCATCGCCTACTTTCATAGCTTCTCCTTAATTACCTTGCCTCTATAAGTGGCATCCATCAATTTAACTACATCCAACATTTCTTTCTGGGTCTGCCTTCCATGCTTCTCACCAGGCATAAAGTCCGCTGGTGTGAAAGGCCTAGACTTTGGGCCTCGCCACATATTGGCCATTACCGTGCAAATTATAGCTGCTCGATAATCAAGCCAGCATTGCACATCCTTGCATCTATCCGATAGCGCGCTAAACTCTTTCATCGTCAGCTCCCAAAACTCGTCCTCCCTTAATCTAAGGTCATAGCGGCCATACGCCCACAGTTCTAGCCACGTTGGTGTGGCTTTTTTGCTAAAGGGCTGGCTTTCTCCTTGATGTCAGGTACTGACTGAATGATGCACTCCGCAACCGCATCCGATAGGACATTGATATTACTAAGGTCAACTATATCAATAAAGTTATCGAATGTTAGTTCTTTATCCTCGTGAATCAAACAAGCCCATAGCAAAGTAGTGATTTGCTTTAGTGACATCTTCTTCATGTCAAACCCTCTAAATAGATTGACACCTGTCAAACTTTCAAACTCCAGCATACCTCGTAATGTCAATTTCAGGTGACGCTCTTTGTCCAGTTTAACTGTAACCATATTGCCTCCTTTCCTTGTTACCACATAGATTATGGAGTGAATGTTGGCTTGGTCGTCACTACTATCGTTGCACTGAAGGTAACCAGCCCCTCTGGCGTTACCTCACCGGCTTCAAAAGCCGACAGAAAACCGTCTGCCGTAAATGTCGCCGAACTTACTCCTGAAGGAAACGTGATGAGCCAAGTCTGTGTTGCCCTGGTGTGCAGGTCAGTGAGCAATAATGCTTGTCCTGTATCATCAGGGTCAAACAAGCCCTCAATTACTAGGTCACCTGGGTCAATCAATCCTGGTATGTATTCCTTGTAGTAATTGGCGGTTCCAAGTGTTGTGGCATCTATCTTCCCGACCGCAAGGCTCACTGCGCCGATCCTAGTCAACTCTCCTATAAGTTGAGCATGCCATGTGAAAGTCGCTCCATGTCCTATACTTCCTGCTGTTACCATGTTATTACCTCCTTAGTATTTCCTTTAAGTTGCGTCGCCCACTCTTATAGCCGAATAGAAAAGAGTTGTAGCTGCGGCAGGGTGAGCATCAGGCAAGAATCTAACATACCCGCTACTGTCATTGAATAATGCAGGTAAGAGTGGCCCCACTATTGTAGACTGCTCTGGTCCTACTGTCGGAGCCAATGTTTCAAAACGTCCAAACTTATCTCTAACATCTACAAAGTTCAACGTCGTAACAGTTGCATCATTGCGAAGTTTGGCTCCTGCCATTCCTGGCTCCACTGGATAAGCAACACCATCAATAACAACAGTATCGATATAAGATGTCCTCGCTGGTAGTGTTTCCCAGAGTTCAATCCTGATTCTATCCAACACGTAAGCAGTCGCCGTCTCTCCTGATTCTGCCGTATCCCATGCAGCATTTATATCTGTCAAAAGGTTAGCAAGCGTGTGTGCCCCCCACTCAAAAACAGATGTCCCATCGGGAGTATGCCCACCAAAACCAAAGCCAGTAGCGGCTGCCAATGTTGCCGTAGCCCATGCCCCGCTTCCTGTTATCCCCTGTAGTGGCAAACATGTTACCTCCAGCCATCCATGGTCTGTGCCTAATTTTTTAAGGGAAGGATGCACAAACCGAAATTCTACCTGGGCGAAGTTTCCCGCAACCGCTTGAGAAAAGTGTCTAAAGCTCCATGCCGGTGCCGCATCGTCAATAGCTTCTGCTAAGTCATTGAGTGTTATAGTTTCATTGGGAGTGAATTCCAGATGAGTTGAAACATCAGCGCCAGCGCCTGACTTGGTAAGTAATGCTGAATACTCTCCCACGTCATGTTGTGCGGTTGACCAAACAGCCGTGTCTTGCAAGGGTGCAATCTCACTCCTAGCAATTAAAATGACGTGGCCATCATTGAGAAACTTCAATCCCTGCGTGTAGGTCGTGTCATCCCACACCGCTCCTTTCGAGATTGAATCTAAAATCCCCTCCTTCACCGTCTTTGTAATTGGTAATACTTGATATGACATATTTCCCTCCTTAGAAATTCCTTATCGTTATCGAATAAAAGGTTAGGACATTCCAATATCCGGGGATGGCTACATCTTGGATATCCTGCCCTTGAACTTCCTCCATCGCGGCTATAATATAATAGACTGTGCCAGCAATGGTGACTGTCGCACTTTTAAGCCCATTCAACTCATCATATAATGCCCTATAAATCTTGCGAGCCTCAATCGGATCGTCTGCCCAGCAGTTAAACTGGACTGAGGGTATTACAACAGTTGGCACAGACGGAATACTAGACCCTCCCCGGGTAAAGAACGCAATCGCCGGTAAGGTCACATTCTCCGGCAAAGGATTAGCAGCATAGATACGTTGCTCCACCAATGTCGTTAGGTTGACTCTTGAAATCAAATACTCACGAATTACTACATTGGTGTCTACCATGACAAATACCTTTTCATTATCTGTGGGAATTTGGGAAAATTACGGTCAAGGGCAGGGCGAAAATAAGGGCGGGCAGGCATCTTTACAGTCCCTGTCTCGAGGTAGCCACCATACCCACTTGTGGAGAAGATAGAGCCGGCTAGTCTTTTAACTTCATATTTAATGGAGCGCCTATTATTGCCGGTCAAAACAGGACTGCCTTGTATTGAATCACGAGCAATAAGCACTACAGTATCCTTCATGGCTTTCTCCGCAGCTTGCTGTGTATTCTTGTCCAGCTTCTTCATGCCTGCCTTTACTTCCGTTAAATCAATTTTAACCTTAACGTTCATCTTTTTAAGCCACTTTTTGAAGAGCAAGTTCATAATGGTGAGTGCTAACACCATCACTTCTCATTTGAACTAATAGGATTTCAAATGTCGCACTATCTATTATTGCTTCTGTAGAAGCCAAACGGATATTGTCTATTCTGTCTTGTTCGGTCACAGTCACAGAGTCATCAATAAACAACTTCCAATCTGATATTACGACTTCGGCACCAACCTTAATTTCCCTGCCAGAACTTGCCACTAATCGGCAAGGCTGGTCAGAGTAGATAGGCGGTATCCAGCTATAAATCGGATTGCCATAGTCGTCAGTTCCCGTCTGAGTATGTCTCTTTATATCGGCTAAGTGAATTAAAAGCGAATTAAAACTCAATTAGTCCTCCTCTTAGGAAGCATAGCATGTTCACTCGCAGTGAGAAGTTCAAGGTTGATAAGTCGGTTATCATCTCTAATCCCATTCTTGTGGTGCACATGCTCCCAAGGGTGCAATAACCGACCGAGATGCTTTGCCATTACTAGGCGATGTTCATATCCCCTATCATCATGTTTTATTATGGGAGCAAAGAAACTATCAGGTTCAATATGAACTTCAATATATCCCTCTGGCGTTAGAGTCTTACCACCCTTCCATTTATAATTTCTCTCTCCACTAATTTTCTCGGCATTATACTTATACGTGCATTTTTGGCATATATCATATTGTGGCTTACCATGCTTAACATATACCCATCGTTGCCTACCGCACTCACTACAAGCAGCCCAAACATATAGAAGGTTAGCACTTTTTATAAAACCTATCTCTCGCCCTCGCCTTCTTTCTCCAATCTCTGGCATTACTTCTGTCCCCTTTCCCTATCCCAGTAAGGACTTTTACACTTAGGGCAGATTCTAACTTCTGGTTGTTTAGGATACCAAGAATGTCCGCATCGCTTACAATGTAACCTCGGTATATCTATTTTCATATTCACCCCCTTACCTTACAGTATAACCGCTTGGTAAGAGAATGACAACTAATCACTATCTACTAGGTCAAGCTCGGCCCAAGTTAGATAGGGATTATTGGCTTCCTGTTCTTTGTATTCTTTGGCTAAGGCGGTCTTATTAGCAGCCTCTTTCTTGGTGTAGGCATAATCACCTATCTTTTCCGAAGTAAGGCTCCCGGTGAGAGAAGCTGCCCACGCTTCCAAAGCATAAGCGGCGGCTATAAGCACAGAACCACCAGCCAAATCAAGAAAAACTTGAATCTCGGGGTCTGTAAAATGGTAGGGGATAGTGGAATCACTAATCAAGAGCCTTACTTTCTGAATATCTGTCATAATTTACTCCTTATGCCCACGGCCATGTAGTCAATGGTGTTACTGGATTTGTCACCCCAACATGGCGCAGCACAACTACACTGATACTTACTGTATAAAGTTCAGCATGCTCACACTTTACCTTTCCCCACAGCTTAGCGTTGGCAGGAATAGGGAAGCTAAAGGTATTAAGTTCATTGTAAGCAGTCTTTATAGGTATATCTGCAATCTT